TACTCCTGGGGACTGTCACCTAGCACAGTACACATCAAGTAGAGTGTACTGTGCCAGGGTAGCGACAGCCCTAATCGTCTTTGTCTGATGCGGCTATATTTACTTCAGGATCCCTACTGTTCGTAGGAGTTCCTTTACCTTTTCGATCAGGCTTTGGACTATCTCCAACGCCTTTTTTAGATTCTCGAACATTTGGTGTTTCCTCCTTGAACCCCTTCGGATCACGAGCCTGAATTTCTTGATCGAAATTAAGCTCGTAAGGAGAGGAGGGGTCAAAGTCGTCACCCACTTCGAAATCATCGGCCTCCTCAAACGTCTCCATGCCCTTGCCCTTGGCATTTTGGGACATCTCTGTACGTATGAGCTGCCTTATCTGTTCTTGAAGCGTTGGTGGCCGTTTAAACCCCAAAGGGATCTCCATCGGGGTTGGGTCTAGTACTTCATGACCACGTTCGTCTAAATGTGCCATTTTTCCTCCTAGTAGATATACGAGGTGCCTGATGGAGCGACGATACGGCGAGCCTGAATAGAATGGTTCGCCATGATCCATAAGACATCCGCGCTGGTTACAGCGTTTACACGCTTTGTTGGAACTGCCTTCACGAAGTCAGCGTTAAGAGTTGGGTCGGACGAAAAGATTCTGGCCATATGCCAGTAATCAAGCGTCGAACGAAACTCTCCTGAAACGGAACTTTCGGTTCGACGATATTCGTCGTAGCGGTCTTGATAGCCGAAGGTACCGTTCGGTGTAGCGTGAGCAGCGTACAGTTCTTTGTTTAAGATTTCCTGTTGACCAATGTGTTGAAGTTCCTTTTGAAAGAAATCTTCTTTGGTTCTTCGATTCCAGGTACGTGGCAGACCTTGGACATACATTGTCTTCGGTTTGACCGATAGACAAGTGACAATGTAACCGTGCTCTTCGAAAAATCGTCGATAACGATTTGATCGAAGTGCGCCGATGCCGTGTCCTTTGAGGTTGCCTACACCAGTCGAAGCACCAGCATCTGTACCTCCAGTTTGTAAAACTTCACTGAACTGAATTGTCTGTTTACCGCCGCCTAAATATTCGGGGCGTTGAAGTCGAGCATCGGAGGATCGAACACCCAAATATCGTAGATATTCGGTGTAACGGGATCCATATCGAGCGCGAGCTTCTTCATATCTCTGTAGTGCGAAAGCCCTACGAAGTTCGTTAATCGTTGCAGCAGTAGCATTAGAGAGATCAGCGCGGATATTAGGAAAGCCTGCATTGTTGGGATCCTCTTCGACACGGAAGGAGTTGTTCGGAAAGTCAGCGAAGTTTACGTCAGCGTAATCAGCGTACGGCGTCGTACCTGATCCGTCTGTCTCGTAAACGTTCACGGGACCAGCTGTAAACACCTGATCATTAAGACCGATACCAGTAACGGGAGCGTCAGTACCGATAGGAAGCGTCACTTCGGGACCCTTTTGGGTCCAAGGCCTTGCACTGGTAAAATAGTCTTTTTCCCAGGCAATATTTTGAAGTGACGTAGAAGTAGTGGCGTCGGCACCTGAAGCAGTAGAAACTGCAACTTCAGTAACTAAATCTTGGTCACGATACCACTCATTGAAGATCATATTGTACGCACGGAATGGGAGAGCTGATACTTCGATATTATTCACACCAGTGGGAACACCAAGGTAATCAGCTAAAGAGCCCACAGCAGCACCAGTACCGCCGCCAATAGTAATAGTAGGGAAGGTAGAAGCGTCCATGCCATCGGGGCCTCCAGTAATGAAATCTTCCCAGTCTTCCCAAACGATACGGTGAGGAACGAACCAGTGATGGATACGAACATGAACCGGATGCATAACGGGAGCGAGAAGTGGGGATACACGGATAAGAGCGGAAGTAGCTTGCTGGATTGAGTCTCCAGGTAATACTTCGTTAAGACCAATTGGAACTAATTCACCCATGTCACAAGTTAATAACTTGTAATTTGATAGTGAGAATTTACTACGTTTCATATTTTCTTACCTTTCGAGGCGTAGATTTTGGTTTTGTTCTCGATATTGAGAATTTTCTGCTTGTTTTCTTGGACGAGAATTTCTTCGAGGGATTTATTGTGATTTGCCGGGTCTGCAAGAGTTTTTTTAAACAGTTCGCGCATTGTTTCTGCAAACGATGCAAGTGATTCTGGTGGAGTCGTTTTCTCTGTAAAGCCATAAGCGAGGCGCATTTTTTCACGCAAATATCTTCCTAATGGCATCTTTTTCCGCCCTGTTTTTAAATACAATGGAACATCTTTATTACACATGACTTCATCAGAGCCATAATGAGAAGTCAAGACATCGATAATTTTAGGAACGGCGAGGGCGCCAATACCGGGTTTAAGCGACATACGTCCGAATTCAGGGTACCGACCCTTAAGACGCGGGTCATCTTTCTTAGTCATTTTTTTCGTAACATAGCCAGCAATATACGAAGCAGAATCAGAAGTAAGGTCTCCAGTATAGGTGAATCCGTGCTTCCAGCAGGATTCAATGATTTTGGAGTCGAGGATACCGAGTCCGAAGATGGCGGCATGATAGTGAGGTCTCTGCGTTTGATCTCCGTATTCACCACAGATGAAGTAACGAATTTTTTCTCCATTAAGGTGATATCGGAGTCTTTTGAAGAAGTCCTTATAGTGCTTCGGCTCGAGGGAATTGTTAGGAGGGGGAGTAGCGTAAGTCAGGGTAACGAACGAGGATTTCTCATGACACATGGATTCTAACAGAATGCGATTAGCCCAGAGTCGTCTTTTGTTGATGCGGCAGGGAGTGCACTGTCCACATCCGAACGGAAGCACCCCCTGCATATAAGGTTTTTTGCAAAGCATTTAATTACATCCGGAACCCGATGCGATTTACACGCATTCTTCTTTTCTTTTTGAACGATCTGCGACCACGGAATGAGCGTCGTTTACGTCTGCGATAAGCCATTTTGATCTCCTTTCTTTAAAAGAATTTTCGCTTTTGACCAGGCCTTACAGGCCTTGGAGGACCCTGGATAACGACGGGTTTGTCATACACAGGATACCAGTGCTGGAGAGTAGGATTGAATTTCATATTAACAGCACCTTTAGGCCAAACATCTTTAGGAGGTTTAGTTCCTAAACCAATTGAAGGCATAAGGTTGTTTCGAATAGACCAAGTGATCTCTTGTAGAACTTGATCTTCGATACGTTGTTTAGCGTCAGCGGAGGGGACGGGAGCGAGACCACCCGTAGCAGTTCGAGTCCAACCAACTTCGGGTATAGAACCAACTTCAGAGAAGGGAGCACCTTTCGCGGAGTGGGTGGTCTGAAGGGGTTTTTCAACTACATAAGCGTCGCCTTGACCGGCTCCAAGAAGAGAACCGGGAAGTCCGGAATTTGAGGGAAGGCCCGGGCCTACGGAAGCAGTAGCTGCCTGCTGCCTGAGAAGTGAATTTTGAAGCTGTTTCCCAATAACATCCTGTTCGAGGGAAGCCAGTCTAAGCTTGGATTCTGTTCTCTCAGCAGCAGTAGATTGTGCGGAAACGGCACGGCCAATACTTTGTCCCATCTCGGCGACGGCATTACCCATCCCTGATGGGGTAAAGCCTGAGTCTCCGACTGAAAGTGGGGAAAAGCTTTGGCCTTGAGCACCAAGAGCAGCGAGGGGGTGAATACCTGCACGAGCGGCATCCTCCATTTTCCATCGTATGCCATTTTGAGCGAACTCCTTCTGAAGTTCGATATTTTTGTGATTCCACCAATCCTGCCAGCCTCGAGTTTTTTCGGCTTCGGAGGCATTGCGTGAATCACCAAGAAGACCACCTAAGAGAGCGCCTCCGGCTTCAATTAAACCACCACCAATGATCGGGTCCATTATTTATCTCCTTTTTTTGGAGCAACTGATTTCTGAATACGCGTTAAAGCGGGGTCTTTTCTGGCCTTTTTTTCCCGCTTTTCCAAGAGCGTGGAGAACTGCTTTTCGAATCGTTCTTCGAACGCAGATGAGAACTTTTTTGGGTTGCTCGAACCCCAAGCGGAAAACGGGACTACTAAATGCAGATGAGGATCCGAAGTCAGAAGCATGTCTGCTTCTTCCTCGGTTAACATCGACAAGTCGATGACGGGACCGGTTAAAAGATTGAGCAGGTCTAACTCTGTCTGGGTGAAACTGTCGTCGGTCTTCATAGTCTGTGAGATTCCTTTTGGGTTTAGAGATTAGGGGGTCGCGGGTGACATAGGAGTATCTTATTAGAGCGGGCAATCTCCGATTAGCGTTGTCAGGGGTAACGCGCCTGCTCTTGTTTGATTTACTTTTTGCCAAATTTACTCCTGGGGACTGTCACCTAGCACAGTACACATCAAGTAGAGTGTACTGTGCCAGGGTAGCGACAGCCCTAATCGTCTTTGTCTGATGCGGCTATATTTACTTCAGGATCCCTACTGTT